TTTGTTGTTCTTTAATATTTTTTAAATTATCTAATCTTTTTTGTTGTTCATCTCTCTGTGTTGTTAGATTAGATATATTTGAAAATCCACCACTGTACTTATTACCCATAACTGCTTCACTTTTAGCTTGGCCAATTTGGTCATTTAATGATGTTACAGTTGTTTCAGTATTTTTAATTTGTTCATCAAGTTTTGCTGGATTAGGAACTTCATCTTTTTTGATTGTTTGTAAATTTGAACCTAACATCTGTGTAACAGTTTTAAAAATAAAACTCATTCTTTGTTTTCTTAAATCGGAATCTTTTTCTTCTTCTGGAAATGTATTAAAGATTTCTTTGTAAACACTTCTTGTAATATCATATGCAGTAAGTGCTACAGTACCGGCCATCGCAGCTGCTGTAGCACCTGGAGCCACAATTCCAGTAGCAGGATTATAAAAAATATAAGGAATAACATTCAATCCAGCTTGTAACGTAGATATACCCGCTCCATACCAATCACCATTTACTGCTCTGTTTATAGCAATTCCACCTTCAATTCCAGCACCAATGAACGGAACTGATTTTGCTGCAGCCTTACCTGCTTCTTCTTTTAATATAGTTCCTGTAGTTTTTTGAACAACTTCTTCTGTTAATACCGCACCAGACGCCGTTGCAACTGTTGGTATTGTTGCAACACCGGTTTTTATAGCAACTTCTGCAACTTTTTTTGCTGCTACTTTTTCTACTGCATTTCTAATTCCTAATTTAATTTTTTCTCTTATCTTTTTAAAGATATCTAATGGTTTGTTACCTTTTTTTTCTTCCTCTGCATTTCCGCCAGAAATCCCAGCCAATACTTTTAACATCTCATTGTGTCGTTTATCGTCAGCCAGTTTATTGGATTCTTTAAAATTATTTTCTTTTTCTTGTAAAGTGACTTCTTTATCGTAACTTTTATTAAGAAATGTTAGTATTTTGTTTAATACACCTTTAACACCTTTAAGATTATCTTGTTTGCCTTTTTTGCCATTATTACCTTTAGTATCTTCCTCTTCTCCATTCATTTGTGAAATCTTTGATATCTTTTCAAATATTGGATTGGCTTTACCAGCAAAATATTCAATATCTTTCTTAGAACGGCCAAGCATTTTACCAACAATAGCAGGACCAAGGCGAGAACCACCGGTTAAAACTTTTGCAATGTTTAATGGATCAAATTTTTCTTTGATGCCTTTTACAGTAGCTTTTGATTTTAAACTCAATACATTCTTAAATCCTTCTTTGTATCCTTTACCAGCAATTAATTGGTCAGCAAATAAAGAACCAATAGATTGTTCTCTTATTCTACCTGCCTGTTGGTAATTTAATTCGGTAGCCATTTATTATCCTTCTAATTTCTGAGTATACGGATTAGTATCATCAACTTTTGCATATTGCATTTTATTAATTTTTTGATTCATAACAATTGTACTTTGACTACTTGATGATTCACCTGAATTTGCAGACAATGATTCTTTATAATTTTTATTATCAGAAGAAGATTTATCAACTGTGTCACCAATATTATTTTCTAATGATGCAACAAACTTTGACTTACCAAGTTTTTCCAATTTGTTTATTGTTTCTTTATCTTTAACAATTGTTTCTATATTATCATTTATAATATGCCAAAGTCCGTCAGTATTTTTTATTGCTTCTCCGGTCAATCCAATTGTTTTCAATTCTTTCGCATCAATTTTTGTTCCAGCTAAAAGACCATATGTATTGAATATCCATCTTCTTTCGGCCGAGTTTTTTTTCTTTTGGTCAGTTACCAAAGTACCATCTTCATAATACCAATTACCTTTATAATCCCTTTGCAACTTATTTGGATCTACTTTAGAAAATGCTTTTGCTAAAAATCCAGAATAACCAAAGTCATTATCTTGTAATTGAACCTTTCCATCAGGCATAAGTTCAGGAACTTTTGATGCGGAATTTTGCGTATTTTCTACAGTTGATACAGGTGATGCATTGTTGGTATTAACATTATTATTATCAACTGCTCCTTTTTTTGGAGGGGATTTTTGTTCTTCGTTGCGTTTGTTCACAACTTCTGGTGGATTTAAAGTATATTCCATTTCTTCTTTACTAGGCTGTATTGATTTGCCTTGACTGTCACGTACTCCAAAATGAAGGTGTGGATATTTGGAATGACCTGTGTTTCCTGTTTTTGCAATAAGAGTACCAGCACCAACCTTATCTCCTTTTTTAACAACAGACGTATCACTCAAATGTAAGTATTCTCCATTACGACCATCATCATATTGAATTTTTATAAATTTTCCATTTTCGGGACTTTCATTAACTTCACTAACTGTACCAGGTCCTTTTGAATATACTTTTGTTCCAACTCGAGCACGAAGGTCTACACCTTGATGATTTTCAGTTCTATTTGAATTATATGGATCTAATCTAGAACCAAATCCACTTGTTACTGTAGCCGCAGTATAAGATACCGGAGATACCGGTTCTGCTGTCTGTTTGTTTCCAGATTGAGTATTTGCTTGTTGTGTTGTAGTTTGCTTGGATGTGGTTTGTTGTGATGCATTTGTATTTTTTGGTGTTTCAGCAGATGCTGTATTTGTTTTTGGATTTGCTGAAGCAGATGTTGTATTTGTTTTTGGATCTGTTGCAGGTTGTTGTGACGGTGTTCCAGGTGTTCCTGCCGTAGATGCTGAAGTATTTGCAGTGTTTGCTTTTTCTTCTGGTTCTTCTGGTTTTTTAGGAACCAATGTCATTAAAGCTTTAATTATTTCTTTATGTTTTCTATTTTTATCTAAATTTTGTTCTTGTAAATGATTTTTATATTCTTCATATTGTAATTTTCTATAAGTGTCAAGTTTAACCATGGCTTTATAAATCATACCTAAAAGTTCTTTAGGTGTAAGATTTACTTTTTTTTCTGTCTCATCACTTTCATTTTGTTCTTTTTGTGAAAAAAGTCCTAACAAATTAAAATGATTTCCTTGTATTCCTTGGTAACTAAAATCAGATTTTGCAAAGTTTAGAAGGCGGCCACCAAGGCCTTTCCATCCCATTTTTTTAGCATTGTCTTTAGTTTCTTCTTTTGGTTCAGCTTCTTTATCTTTAGGTTTATTGTCTTTAGGATCTTTAGGATCATTAGATATAGCTGGAGGATTAGCTGGATTAACTGCTGGTTGAGCATTTTGTGTAGGATTTGGTGTACTTCCTCTCGCCATTTTTACCTTTTCATCCTCTCTTTTATCTTTTGATTTTCTTCCTCAATATACTGTATCAACATTGCAACATATATTTCCCTTTCCCATGGCATCATATTGTCTAATTCTGTCAAACTATACTTGTGGTGTTGCATCAATGAGAAATTTGTTTTATAATGATTTCTCAGGTTATCATGGCGAAAGGTTATACGAAAAAACTTTCAAGTCCCTCCACCTCAATTACATGGTGGTAACTACATTTTTTACAAGTCATTTCAATTTTTTCTTTTAATTTTGGTAAATTATTAAAGAAATCTTCTACTTTAGCAAATTGTTCAGGTGGCATAGTTTCAACAAATTCAATCAGTTCATTAAGTGGTGTTTCATGTGAATAATAGAATTGGTCGCCGTCATAAATGTATTCAATACTTTGAGCTAACATAGCAAATGTTAATTCATCTTCATTATTATATTGCATAGAGTCTTTAATAATACCAAACTCTGGATATTTTAATTTAATTGATAAATTTTCGTTTAATTTAACTTCATCTGAAACATTTTCATTTTTTTCAACTCTAACATTCATAAGGTTCAAGTTGCTTTCCATAACATTTCGGCATTCTCTTGTACCTTTGTCATCAGTTATCATATTATTACAACGATATTTTGATTCCACAACTTCACCCACAGACTTTGCTCTAAGGTGAATGAAATAATATTCCACATCAATGATGGGCAATTTATCAATATCAATATTTTCAGTCAAAGTACAATTATAAAGAATATCACGTATTGCAGAATGTACTGTTGCGGAATCATCACCTTCCATGGCCATCAAAAGATTTCTCTGTTCTTTGACTAAGAATGGACGATATTTAATTTTTTTCTTTGAAAGTGGTAACTCAATCTCATAAGTCGGCACATCAATTTTTGGTAAAGCCATAATAACTCCTTAATAATAAATTTATGTAGTTTCTTGCCAATATGTATAAGCAAAAGTAACGCTCAAACTATGAAAATTTTCAGAACTCCAATCCAAATCTAATTGATTCATTGATATTGGATATGCATCAACAAATTTTATTTTATTGATTACATTGTTTTCACCATCATATTGTGTTACAGTAATATCGCTAGCATATCCAGGTTTAGACTCACTTCCTAATTTGTAAGCAAAATCGTTAGTTCCTCTAGGATTAATTCTATTCAACCAATCAGAAAAATCTTTGTATAAATTTTCTTTATTTTCTTGTACATAAAAAGACAAATCTAAGTCATTGTATGTTGTTAAATATGGAAATTTTTGAATAGGTCCATAAGTTTTTTGTTCAACTGTTGCTAAAGTTCTACCAGGCAATTGTGCCGTATGACAAAGGTACGTGGCACTCATTACACTAGATATATCAACAAGAAAACGATTGGCTCTTGCTGGATTTAATATAGCATGTTTGAGATTTGATAGTGATGATAATGGTGTTGGTTGAATAATTTTCATTTATGACTTTCTTATTTCTTCTACGGATTCTTTCCAAACTTTTCCTGCTGGTGCCTTTTTGAATTGTTGTACCGGTAAATACATGGCAATATCCCATTCTTCTGGTTCAACGGCAAGTATCCTAGACCTTATGTGTGAATACAAGTATCGTTTGACACAAGGCCTAAACTCTTTGTATCTTCTGGAGGCGTTTAGGATTTCATAAGATATGCGTAGACGCATAATTTCATTATCATCGTTCAGGATTGCTTTTGGCATCAATTTACGCATAAACATAATTCTATATCTAATTGGTAAATAATGTATATTTAATCCTAAAAAGCCATCCGCATATGCTTCAAGTGGTATTACCAATGGAAATCTGTCATAATAATCCAGTTCGGTTTTACCCTTTGGATCATATACAAAGAAATACATACTACCAATTCTGAATTTTCTGTTGACGTTTGGCTGCGGTTTTGCACCTTTTGGAACAAAACGACCCTTTTCTTTTGCCATAGGAATAGAAACCGCTGTTGGATTTCTAAGGTTTGCAACTTTTTTTGCCAGCCATCTCAATGACTCACGGCTCATCGTGTGCAATTCTGCAACAGATTTTTCTTCAGCAAGTGTGGTAAGGAGTGAGGGTTTTGTAGCCATGCCTTATTTAGTTAGAGTCCAAGGTGGTCCTCAGTGATAAGTTTGAATTCCCAGTTGCGGTCTAAACAGTATTCAGTTGCAGCCTTCCATTTGGCCTGATTGACACCCCATGTGGTGACCTCGGTGATATACCTTTTGGTAACCCTTTTTTGTTGTTCTGGTTCTTTGGTTTGTTTCTTTGGTTTGACTTCCAACATCAGAGTTTTTAGTGTACCATTCTTATCCTTAACCTTGACCACGAAATCTGGAAAGTATCTGTGCCATCTTCCGTCAACCGGAGAAATGTAAGGTATGATAACTTCCTCTGAAGCCCAAGATATAATACTTGGATTTTTGTCGAGCCAATTCATCACTCTTGCTTCCCAAGAAGAGCGATATATGATATTTTTGTAGTCCCCAACGTATTTTTGAGGATTTGAAGGTTTAAATTGTCCTGAGTATGCCATAAATAGTATATAGCGTTTTTATAAAACAAGGAATAAAATGGCAGGAAACCCATTAGCATCGTTAACAAACAAAGCTGGAACATCAAAAGGTTTAACCTATCCATCTGATTTGGGTTCAGCTCAAAAGAATCATTATATTTTATTTAATGTATTTAAAACAACAAATGATACAACAAATCCAAATGCACAAAGTGATGCATTAAATTTTAAGCCCCAAACAGAAGCAACACCAAATCAAGGTGCGGTTATTGGTGTAGACTATGCGAATTTACAAGGAAAAACAGGTGTTGCGCCAGGTGCAACAAGTATACCAAATAATCAAGCCCCAATCGCTGGTCAAAAAGATCAACCAGGATTTTCAAGATGGAATATAGCAACTCCAACAACATGGGTACCAGGAGAACAAATAGCGTTATATATTCCAGATGAAGTATCGTTGAATGAAAATGCACAATATGGCCAAGCATCTTTTATTGATGCTTTAGGTGATTTATCAGGCCAAGTAATCAAAAAAGCAAGTAGTTATATTGACAAAGGCGGTTCTGCTTTGTTGCGATTGGGATTAAATTATCTTGGTTATGTTTTTAATCCACAAGAACAACTTATGTTTGAGGGTATAGATTTTAGAAAATTTAATATGTCTTTTACTTTTACTCCGTCTAGTAAAGAAGAAGCTGATGCTGTAAGAGAAATTATTAAAACTTTCAGAAAAAATGCAGCACCAAATATTGGTGGTATTCTTGGTTTCTTTTATATACCTCCTTCGCAATTTATGATAACATATTGTTCAGGTAATGGATCAAATCAATATATTCATCAATTTAAAAGGTCGGTTCTGGAAGATATAACAGTAAATTACGCACCCAATGGATGGTCCGCACATTCGGATGATTACTCACCGGTACAAACCACTATATCTTTAACCTTTAAAGAATTAGAATTGGTGACCAGAGAAGATATTGAAAAGGGTTATTGAAATGCAATATTTTAAAACACTACCAAAAATAGTTATAACGGATGCCAAAAATAATTCAACAATACTTACAAATCTATTGGCTCGAGCATCTGTTGTTCAAAGTTTGTTAAAAGACCCTTTGTTATTTTATGAATATGATATTCAAGAAGGTGACACACCTGAAATAATTTCACACAAATATTATGGCAGTGTTAATCAATTTTGGATGGTTTTATTTGCAAATCAAATCATAGATCCAATTTGGGATTGGCCTTTAAATAGTAAAGATTTTAACAATTATCTTAATGCAAAATATACTACAGAAGAACTTTCTGCAATAAATCATTATGAAAAAATTGTAACAAAAATTGATGTTAAAACAAATACTACGACAGTTGAAAATTTTGTTATTGGTGAAGATATTTACAATAGCTTAACAGAATCAATAAATTCTTATGATTTTCCGACAGGTTCAGTTTCAGTTGCAGTGACAAAAAGAGCCATTTCCAATTTTGATTATGAATTAGAATTAAACGAACATAAAAGAAGTATAAAATTAATTAATAAATCATATGTTGCACAAATTGAAGACCAATTTAAAAAACTGATGAAATAATAAAGGTATAATATGGCTATTAATGATACAGGTCCAGATTTAGTCGAGTCACCAGCGGGAATAGATTTTTTTCCACAATTTGGTGCGATTGATGACCTATCAATTTTATTTGAGGATGGAACAAAACAAAATATCAAAGGGATTCTACTTGAAATGTCATATTATGAGGATATTTTTAGTTTTGTGGTTTCTGGCCACCTTAGACTAAAAGATGCTAGTGGTATTGTTGAACGATTTCGTTTAACTGGTAAAGAATTTCTTACTATAGATTTTGGTAGAACTAAAGGTGACCCAAGACCACCACAAATTTTTAGATTATATTCAATACCAAAAAGAAATCCTATAGGTAATTTGGCCAGTGAATTTTTAGATTTACATTTTTGTTCAGAAGAATTGTTATTATCAGAACAAATTAAAATTGTTAAATCATACAAAGGTATGGAAATATCTAATATGATTAGAGGTATTTTAAGAGATTATTTGCGGGTTGGTAGTACAAAAAATTCAATCATACAAGACACTATTGGTAAATATGATTTTATTATACCAACAAAAAAACCACTTGAAGCAATAAGCTGGTTGTCTACGTATGCTTTACCATCAGTTAATGGTGGTGCTGATATGTTATTCTTTGAAACTGTTTGGGGTTTCTATTTTCAATCATTGGGTACATTATACCAACAGGAACCAATTGCTACATATAAATATGACCAAAAAAATATTAGTGGTCAAACATTTAATGAAAATAGTCTTTCTGTTTTAGATGTTGAGTTCGTTAAAACATTTGATAGTTTAGATGAAATTAAAAGTGGAAGTTTTGCAAATAGACTTATCTCTTTAGATCCAATAACAAGAACGAGAACAGTCACTGATTTTGATTACAATAAGTATAAAGGTACTGCTTCAAAAATGAATCCAGGAAATATACTAAGTAGTTCTACTAATAGATTAGGTTTAACTCAAAACCAAGCTTATGCTGGTTCTTTGAAAGTGGTAACAAGCAATTCAAATCAAAAACACAAATTGCCAAAAGATGCTCAACTTTCTGTTGCAGAAGATATTTTCATAGAAAAAACAGTACCAAATAGAACTGCTCAATTGGCTTTGATTAATCACACAAAATTAAAAATAAAAATTCCAGGAAATTCTTTGTTATCTGCTGGTGATACAATTAATTTTGATTTATTATCGTATATTGGTGGACAAAATAGACAACTAGATAGACTATATTCAGGTAAATATTTGGTGACTGCTATTAGACATAATATAACAGGTGACGGCAAATATCAATCCGTTGTTGAAATATCAAAAGAAAGTACACCAGTTCAGGCTTAATGACTATATATTATTTTAGGATAGAAAAATGCAGAATTTTTTAGGTAAAGACAATTTTATTTGGTGGGTTGGTGTGATTGTAAACACATTTGACCCATTAGGCCTTGGCCGTTGTCAGGTGAGAATATTTGGTTGGCATGATGATGGATCACCAGAATCATTAATAAAAATACCGGTAACAGATTTACCATGGGCTCTACCTTTAGTGCCTATAAATGGTACCAAAAGTTTTTCAGCACCTGAATTGGACGATTGGGTTGTGGGTTTTTTCATGGATGGAATGGCGGGTCAATTTCCTATAATGATGGGAATGTTGCCTGGTTATAGAGCATCAAATCCATTTATTAAATCTTACAAATAATAGGAATAAAAAATGGCCGATACACAGACAGCAGCGAGTATAATTGATACAGCAGTTACTTCAAAAACTTCAAACAGTGGTATAATTGATACAGGTGAAGTTGCAACAACTCATGCAACAACAAGCAGCGGAACAAATTTACTTACACAGACTGGAACAACTGGTGTTTTAACACCTGAAACAAATCTTGGTGTAACAGCTCAAACAATTGTTGCTGGAAGTCCAACAGATCCAGCATTAGGTCAAGCAGCTGCAAAAGCATTTATAGATGAAACCTATAGAAACATATTAACAACAGTAAATCTTCCAAAAAGTGTAGTTAAAGATGGAAAGGTTGTACCAGTAATTGATCCGTATTCTACTTTTTATACATTTAGAGTTGGTGTTCAGTCAACTTCTGCTTTATCTAGAGGTTATGTAAAAGGTTCTATCATAGATTTGTTAAATGGTAATTTAGACCATGTTTGTGACTTTAAATTCATTTTTCCTGACCTTAATTCAATTCTGGCACAAGTAGGTTTAGTGAATCCAGTAACTGCTATAAGAGATGCAATTAAAAATGCAAAATTAAAAGCCACTAATACATTAAGAAAACTTATACAGGAAGCTGTTACAGCAATAAGAACTGCATTAAATGCCACTATTACTGTTTTGGGTTTCGATGCAACCGGAATATTTTCGTTCAATATTTCTGCGTTAAAAGCAATAGCGGCACAAATTAATTCAGCAATAAAAAGAGTTGCTGCAGCAGTTGAAGCTGTTTTGGAATATGTATTTCTTGCTCAACAGATTATACAATTAATCAATTGGATTAAAACACTACCAGCAAAATTACAACAACTATTACAAAATTGTTTGAATCAATTTGGCGCTTCAATAACACAAGTTGCAAATCAAATTAAATCTATACCAGACCAAATTTCTAGTTTGACAACTTCTCAACTTACTAATATCGCCAATGAATTTACACAAGCTGGTCAATTAGCATTGGATGCAGCAAATATCAATACAACAAATAGTAGTATGCCAGATGCTGTTGCACAAGCTTTTAGCCAACCTGATAGTGTTACAGCAGCCATGTCATCAACTGAGACTATTGAAACCAGCTTAAAAGAACATTTGGCAGAAAAACAATTATTAATTTCAAATTATACTGCCACGTTAATGGACCCTAGAACAATGACAAAATCACCATGAAAGCTTTAATATAATGTCACACGAACAATATAAACCAGATTTTGTAGTAGCATGGACTGAACCTGAATCTCCAGCAAATACAAATTATCAACCAGTTTATCCATATAATAATATTACTCAAACGAGAGCCGGACATTCATTTGAGATGGATGACACTCCAACAAGAGAACGTATACGCCTTCAGCATGGAAAAGGAACATTCTTTGAAATGCATCCCACAGGTGAATATGTACATAAAATTGTTGGTAATGGATATACAATAACTTTAGGTGACCACAATATTAAGATTGGTGTTGATGATGGAAATCTTGCCAAAAAATTAAACATCACTGTTTATGGTGATTGTTATATGAATGTTAAAGGTGACAAAATTGAAGAAATTGATGGTAACTTTGAACAACACATCAAAGGACATTACACACAAACAGTTGAAAAAACATCTACAGTAACTTCTTTTGGTGATATGCAAATTAATGGTGGTTCTTCTTTAACTGGAAGTTTGGAGATTAATTCATCAACTTCTGTTGTTATGGGTGCAGACTTAGTAGTCGGTGGAGAAATTATGTGTGCCAAGCTTGTTGCTTTAAGTCGTGTAGATGCTGGTTCTGGAATGAGTATTGGTGCTTCAGGACTACAAGCAGTAGCAGCAATCGCAGGTTTACCAGGTGGAAATGCAGGATTAGTTGTACATGGTACTGGTGGTATTGGTGTTGGATTGCCTGTAGCCGTTCCTGGTAGTATTACTTGTGTCGGTCCTATTACCTCTTACACAATAATGTCAGCAACTTATTCATCCTCAATAATATCAGGATCAATTCTAAAAAGTGACATTGTTAACTCAATTTTGAGAAAATTACACTTTCACATTGCTCCGTTAGGTGCTACATCACCTTGGGTAGGTACCGGAGAAACTAAAGCAGCATTCTCTTAACTTAATATGATAAAAATGATAGGAATATAATATGGCTAGCGTATACGGAAGATTAGGATTTAATGCATCAAATCCAGTAGCAAATTCAATGGTACAACCATTGGATCCAGACCTTTTAACACAAATGAAGTTCATACCTCCTTGGATGAATGATTGGCAAACAAAAGACGTTGCAG